AACCGCGTCTCCTACATGAAGATCTGACTATGGGATTTTTTCGAAAAGACCCGGCCGAGCTGCTGATGCGCGAGGCCCTCAAACTCGCCAAGTCGGCAAACGAGTCCAAGCCTATCGTCGCCCAAGGGGGCGGGGGCGGTGTTGAGACGCGTTGGCGCGGGGCTTCTCGCGTACTGCGCAGCATGGCCAGCTGGATACCCGGTCTTGGCAGTCCGCGTCGAGATCTCGACCAAAACGAGCGTCGAATGCTGGTTGCTCGCTCGCGAGACGCAATGCGCAATCACTTGATAGCCCGTGCGGCGATCACGCGCTTGCGCACCAATGTTGTAGGAACCGGGCTGGTTTGCCGGTCACAGATCGATCATGACGCATTAGGTCTCGACGAGACGCAGGCTGAGAAAATCAACCATCAGCTTGATCGCTTATGGTCGCTGTACGCCGATGATCCACGCGAATGCGATGCCGAAGCGACACTCAACCACTACCAGTTACAAGCACTGGTATTGATCTCGTCCATGGTGGGTGGTGACGTGCTGATTGCCAGTCCTGACGATGAGCGCCCCGGCTGCATCTTCAGCACGCGCTTGCAGTTGATCGAATCGGACCGGGTCTGCAATCCAGCCGGGCAACTTGACGGCGCAAACCTCGTGGACGGCGTCGAGTTTGACCGGCTGGGGGCGCCTTTGGCGTATCACGTCTGCACCGGATACCCCAACGAATACACCGCCGGCCAAGCGCTGAAATGGGAGCGTCTGCCAGCCTTTGGCGAGGCAACGGGCCGGCGCCGCGTCATGCACGTTATGGCCGACAAGGAGCGTCCGGGACAGAAGCGCGGAGCGCCTTACCTGGCTCCGGTGCTGGAACCGCTGCAGAAGCTGGAGCGCTACAGCAGCGCCGAGCTGATGGCGGCGGTGATCTCCGCAATGTTCACGGTGTTCATCAAAAAGACCAACGACTTTCAAGTCGGGAATCTCCCGCTGACCGCATTAGCCAACGAAGGCGACGGTCCCGCAGGTGACACAACGGCTGACGGCGAACTGGCTCTGGGCGAGGGGGCGATTGTTGACCTGGGCCAAGGTGAGGAACCGGTAATCGCCAATCCTGCGCGGCCTAATGCGCAATTCGATCCGTTCTTTACGGCAGTGGTCAAGGAAATCGGCGCTGCTTTAGAGCAACCGATGGAAGAGCTGTTGCTCCACTACAGCAGCAGCTACAGCGCAGCCCGTGCGGCGATGTTGCAGGCGTGGCGTTTTTACAGCCTGCGCCGCTGGTGGTTGATCTGTGACTTTTGCCAGCCCAGCCGGGAATTGCTGATCGATGAGGCGGTGGCCCGTGGATTGATCAGCCTGCCGGGTTACGCGGACCCGGCGAAACGCAAAGCCTACTGCCAGGCCATCTGGATCGGCCCCGCTCGCGGCGCCATTGATGAGCTGAAGGAAGCCAACGCTGCCGGTAAGCGCATCGAGATTGGTGTCAGCAACGAAACACTTGAAACCGCCGCAATGACCGGCGAGCCGTGGCAGCAGGTGTATCGGCAGCGCGTGCGCGAAGTCACCCAGCGGCGCAACGATGGCCTGCACGTTTTACCCAAAGGGCGGGAGCAGGAAACACCGCCGTCCGCCAACCCTAACGAGGAATAAACCATGCCCCGCGCATTCGAGCTGGCTGCATCGCAGCCGTGGCTGATGCTGCCCGGCGCCCTGGATAACTTGCTGACCATTGCAGACCGCATGGGCGATCCGGCGGCGCTGGAAACACGCACTGGCATGCGACTGGATAACAGCCGCACTGTCAGCGTACGCAATGGTGTGGCGATCATCCCGGTAGTCGGTCCAGTGTTTCGCTATGCCAACCTGTTCACCGAAATCAGCGGCGCGACCAGCACTCAGGTGCTGGCCACCGACCTGCAGACCGCGCTGGATGATCCCAAGATCAGCGCGATCATCCTCAACATCGATAGCCCAGGCGGCGTTGCCGCCGGCATCAACGAACTGGCTGACCAGATACATGCGGCCCGTGACCGTAAACGCATCGTTGCCTACATCGGCGGCACTGGTGCAAGCGCGGCCTATTGGATTGCGTCAGCTGCCAGCGAAATCGTCATCGACGAAACGGCGCTCGCCGGGAGTATCGGTGTGGTCGTTGAAGCCGTGGTCGGCGGCGAGGAATCCAACGGCCGTAAGCGCTACCAGATCGTCAGCCGCAATGCCCCGAACAAGCGCGTGGATCTCTCTACAGAAGAGGGGCGGGCCAAGGTCGGCGAAACGGTCGACGCCATGGGTGATGTGTTCGTCGCCAAGGTGGCCCGCAACCTAGGCGTGGAGCCGGAGCGTGTCCCAGAGATGGGCGACTTCGGCGGCCTGCGCGTAGGCACTGCGGCTGTCGAGTCCGGCTTGGCCCACCGTCTGGGGTCGCTTGAAACATTGATTACCGAACTGGCCAAACCGGCCGCCACTCAACCGAGGAAATACAACATGACCACCGTCAGCAGCACGGCGGAGTTGCGTGAGGCGCTGGCCGCCGGCACGGATCCGCAAACCATCGAAATCGCTCAGGCCAATCAGCCGGATCTCGAAAGCATCCGCACCCAAAGTCGCGAGGAAGGCGCTACTGCAGAGCGGCAACGCATCACCGGCATCAATGCAATGGCCAGCAAGGGTTTCGAAACTGAAATTGCCGCTGCCATCGAAGCAGGCACCACGGTTGAAGCCACAGCGCTACAGCTATTCAAGGCAGCGCAGGACCGCGGCATTTCCCTTAACGGCATCAAGGCCGACGCCACCGGCGCATCGACGTCCACCCCTGCGGGCGATGCCGCTCAGGGTGAGCGCAAGGCTGTCGTAAACGCCATTGTCGAAGGCGCCTCGCGCCGCTGATTGGAGAACTTCATGAGCAACCCAGAACGCCAAACCTACGTCCCGGACCAACTGTCCGCCGGTGCCTTCCCGGTGATGATCGACACGGCCGTGATCGCTTCCGGCCAGAAGCTCAATCGAGGCGCCGTCCTTGGGCAAGTAACGGCCAGTGGCGAATACGTGCTGTGCAAGGCCGCAGCAACCGATGGCTCCGAAGCTCCTGCGGCTTTACTGGATCAGGCCATTGATACGACCTCAGGCGCGCAGGTAGCGCCAATCCGCCTGACCGGTGAAGTGCTGGCCAGTCAACTCACACTCGGCGAGGGTTTTACTTTGGCGCAGGCAAAAGCTGCGCTGCGTCCCCTGTGCCTGTTCGTTCGTTAATTCGGAGTCTTTGATGGATATTTTTGATACCCGTACCATGCTTGAAGCGGTCGAGCAGATGCCAACCGCGCGGCGCTTTTTGCTGAACACATTTTTCAACGGCGGCAGTCCTGTCACGTTCCCGACCAAAACCGTGGACATCGACATCATTAAGGGCAAACGCAAAATGGCGCCGTTTGTTAATCCTCGCCTGCCGGGCAGTGTGTCGTTGCGCGAAGGCTATACCACCAGCACCTACAGCCCGCCGTACATTCAACCCAAGCGCGAAACCACAGCCGAGCTGGTGCTCAAGCGTTCGGCCGGCGATAACCCGTTTTCCTCGCGTACTCCGCTGGAGCGTGCCGGACAATTGCTCGGTAAGGACCTGCGCGATCTGGACGACGAAATCATCCGCCGGGAAGAGTGGATGTGCGCACAGGCACTCACCACCGGAAAGGTTCGCGTCGTTGGGGAAGGGGTGGATGACACCATCGACTTCCTGATGGCCCCCGATCACAAGATCAGCCTGGGCAGCGGCCAGTGGGGCACCGAAGACGGCGACCCGATTGCCAATCTTCGTAGCTGGAAGCGCAAGATCGCCAAGGACTCCGGCCGCACGGCAAACACCGTAGCTATGAGCGGCGAAGCGCTGGACGCCTTTCAATCCAGTGCAATGGTGATGAAACAACTCAACACTCGCCGCGTTGACATGGGCTTGATCAAGCCAGAGGAACTGCCAGACGGCGTGACTTACCTGGGCTATCTGAATGATCCCGGCGTTGACCTTTACGGTTACGACGAGTGGTATCTGGACGACGAGGATGACGAGCAGCCAATGATTCCGGCAGGTGGCTTGATTCTCGGCTCGACGTCCACCCGCAACACCATGCTGTACGGGGCGATTCAAGATCTGGAAGCCGTGGAAAGCGGCTTGGTCGAAGCGGCGCGCTTCCCTAAGAGCTGGGTGACCCAAGAGCCGAGCGCTCGTTGGCTGAAGCTGCAGAGCGCGGCATTGGCTGGCCTGCTCGAACCGGATGCGTTCATTTACGCCAAGGTGGTGTGAAATGGCCAAGAAAGCCGATTTTCTGGTGATCGACGGTTGCGTGCAGGATGGCCGCGTCGTCGCTGTGAAGGGCGAGCCTTACAGTCCGCCAAGTAAAGGAATTGAGGAAGCGTTACTCGCCGAAGGGCGTATCGCTCCGGTCAAGGACCCTCGGGCCCAAGAACTGCTGCGCCAGAAATCGGGCGTTGCCAATGAGGACGACAGCGGCGGTGAGTGATGGGTTTTCGCGAATTGAGCGACGACATGGACGCCCTGGTGCTGGATGGCTTGGGCGACATGGCAACGGTCGGCGGTCGAGAGATCGCCGGTTTCTTTTCCGCGCCATGGCTGCAGCCGCGCATGGGGCGGATCAACACCGCATTGCGCGAGCCGCAATTTGAGATTCGTGCCATTGACGCCGCGGGCGTCGAACCGGGGCAACTGGTATCAATCGATCTATCAGTGCAAGACGGTGGCGGCCAATATGATCTTGTCCAACTTGAGCCGGATGGTAATGGTTGGGTGGCTTTGATCCTGAGGATGAAGGCATGAGCGTCGGCAGTTATTACAAATCCTCCGCCAGTGGCGGGATGCTCACGATTCAGTCGTCGGCGGCAGATCTGCAAGCCTTTGAAGGTTTCGCTGCATTGGTACCTAAAGCAGCCGCTGCTGCTCAGCGTCGAGCCATCAACAAAACGTTAGGGTGGCTGCGCACTCACATTGCGCGTGCGGTGGGCCGTCAGGAGCGCATTGCCGTAGCAGCGGTGCGTCAGCGCTTGCGCAGCTATCCGGTCGCCGGCAGAGCCGCAAGCGGCAAATTGTGGTTTGGACTGAATGCCATTGAGTCCAGCCGAATTGGTCGCGCACGGCAGTCTGGCATCGGTGTGTCAGTGGCGGGGAGACGCTATCAGGGCGCTTTCCTCAAACAGGTCTACGGCAACAAGCCCGACATCTGGATCCGTACCGCAAGCAAGCACTTCAATTCGAACGACTACCCCGAT